TACCGCCGACTGGGCAACAGTCCCGGGCCGTTAAGCAGGCGTCGCAGAGAAAATCTCGTCGCCAACTCTCGCAAATCTATGGAGTCGCCCAAAAGGTGTTTATTACAGCATCTACTGGTGACGATTCGAAAGATAGCAGAATGATATCGTTCTTACAAAGTTCATTTCCGTTCACCCTCTTCCCGTCAACACGTCCCGTTCTTAGCAAACATGCAACAGCACGGAATGTTCGACAGCTCGCCACTTTACAACTTTATAATTGTATGTGGAAAGAGCTCGGAGGATGGCTTCCCGACGAAATAGTGGAGTATCAAGGCAAACCCAGGAACCTTGGTATCACTACTCCTTACCCGCCTTTCCAGCAGGTTAGGAAACATCACTGGACAAGTGATGTATTCGCCGGACCGGAAATTCCTCTCCCTGTTGTATTCACGACCTCTGTCTCAATTGACGTCGTGAGCCACTTGGAGCTCGAAGAAATCGCACTTCTTTGTAAAAGATCAACCATGTCAAGCCATTACGCTATATTCCATGACTATCCTAGTCCTAGTGGAAGTAATCGCCTTGAACACAATTGGTCTTTGGATCCGTCGTCCAGCAAAGTCACTGTACTTGTGCCGGGCGCTGAACCTCGTTCCGAGCCCCACCACGGATTAGTGTCCGCACGCTCTTTCAACGTTCAGGGTGGCAGTTTAGCTGTCACTCTCTACGCCAGAATTGAGTCTCAGTGCATTGTTCGTTTTAACTTCGTCCCCGAAATCCAGTCAGAACCACTGTCGTTGCTTTGCAATCTTGCTTCAGCAACTTCACTTGGTTATGGATTCATCAACGTCGCTTTCGAGCGGTCTTCTTTGATGGGACGTTTTATGCGTTACTTCCTACCCGTGGCCTGCCGATCCATGTCGTACCGAACTGGGCTTGAGAAAGTCTATCAGTACGCGAACTACATCTTTTTCCTGGATGCTAAGTTTTGGATCAGTAGAACTCTGCTTCGCACCTTGCTCGTTTACGTGTCGGGTCGGCGTCTCAACAACATTACCTACACCGGTGTTCTTCGTGAATGCAGGCGATCATCAGGTGACTACTCATGTCTCCCTGATGACCTTGCTCATTATGTTATTAAGGTGGAACTTGCTTCCCAGCTTGCTTCATCCTCTAGTTTCAGTAGTCTTGATCACGAATTCACTGATGCCCGTAGTGCTTATGGTGTTGAACACTTGCCTTCCGCGTCCCTTAGTAAGCCGCTCCTTTGCATCGCCGCTTCAACTTGTGCAGTCGGACTGTACCTGTTGTATAACCGCTATGTCCATGCCCCTACTCCAGACCTTATTACATATTTTGGTCCACTTGACAGCAGAAGACCTTTCTGTCCAAATCCTTGGTCTCTTTTCGAAGAGCCAATTACTTGGTTCATTATGTCAGTTGGATCATTTATCACTTATCTTGGTTTGAAGGTTGCCTCGCACGCGCCTTCCTGGATTTCCCACGTCAACTCAGACCCTTGGAATGTACACCTACACAATGGTGCCTTGGATCTGGGTGAGGGCTTGGACGGTGTGATTTGTGAGAGACAAATAGTACCTTCTCGTGCGGATTCGTCACTAACCATAGGTGATGATACCGTACCCGAGATTACAAGACCACGTTCGTGGCCCCTCGGCATTGTATTCAGCAACCTTGTACCTAAAGTTGCTGAGCCTTGTGGCTACCATGAAATTGTTGCAATTTCGAATCGTGTCATCATGCAGGTTCCAACACCCGCTCTTTCCGTAGCTCCTTTATTGATACAGCTATTTTCTCATTTTCCTAATGAGATCGTACCACCTGTAACAATGGACATATGGCTCGCCCGTTACCCTCTTGGGAAACGTCGAGTTTTAACCGCGGAAATCGAAAGATTGGGGCCTGAACCCATGAGACCAGCCGACCTGCCGTATACAGGATTCCAGAAGATTGAGAAAATTCTCAAACTCGTATCATTTGATCCAAGATGGATATGGGGAGTTTCTTCTGCAGTCAAGATTATGGTGGGCCCATGGCTCGTCGCAATGGCTGATGTCGCTAAGACTGTGTTCGATTCGAGATGCACTTGCTTATCTTTGGATGGCGACCGCGTTTACTTGACATATGGTTCTGGCCGTACTGCTGACTTTTTGAGTCAGTGGTACGACAGAGCACATCAGAAACGTGGTTACCATGCCATAGCTTCAGGCGATGATTCACTTGTCATTATGAACCTTCCCGGAAAGACCATTTATTTGGTCGCAGATGGGAAGAGACACGATGCACATGTGCCCGCCAGCGCAATTGCAATTCTTGAACATATTTACCGGGACTTCTGTTCTAGTAAAGACGTTCTCTGGTTTTATAAGAACAGTGTGCACAAGAAGTGTTATACTCGCCGCCAGAATTCCTACGAAGTTGATGGAGTTCGTGCCAGCGGTGAGCCCGGCACTACGTTCGATAACACTATGTTTATGCTCGGTCTCCTCATGGCCTGGTGTCACAACTCCTCTGAATATGAGTTGGCGGCACCTGCACCTTTTATGCTGCAGTATGGATATGAAATTACTGGCGGGGTCACTACAGACCCAACCAGTGTTGATTTCCTTTCTGGAATTTTCCTTCCGACCTCCATAGGTCCGATCTGGGTCCCATGTCCCGGACGGCTTTTGGTTAAGCTCGGTTGGACTACAAGCCACCGGAATAAGGCAGACCTGCTAGCTTTCCGTGCAACTATCAAAGGCTATGAAGAGTATTCATGGGTTCCTTTTATCCGTCGTTATATCCGCAGAGTTTTTGAGCTCATCCAGGAGAGTGGCCCCACCAATGTTATTGAACACAGGAGGCCCCACTACACTGGTTACGAGCCTGAACTTACAGACGATACCTGGAACTACATTGAGAGAAGATACGACTTGACCTACGATTCAGAGGTCGAGTTTACCACACAACTTGACGGAGTGACTTCACTCCCTTTCGTTTTAGATTCAGCAGTAATTGCCAGGCTGGCAGCTGTTGACTTAGACGACGACTCCGTCACGTAAGTGTGTTTTAAGGGTGGAAGAACAGCAGGGTTTATATGCTGTTTCCGGTAAGGGTAGGGATAACTCCGGAGCCTGGGCGTACAAATTAAATGTCGAATAACGGCAATAATAATAATAACAACGGCGCCCGTCGTCAACGAGAGCAACGTGCTCGTGCTCGACCTCGCGAACCGAGAGAACCTGGTGGACTCCAGATCTCCCGTTTGCCTGGTCCGCCATCGAACCTTGTGAAAACAAGCGTTCCGGTACATGATGCAGTTGAAAATTGGTCAGATTTACTCTTTGATCCCTTCTCTGCTCGTGCTGAGGGTGTGTATACTCCTCTATCAACAACATTGGTACCTTGTCCTTCGTCGAAGGTTAGGAATTATGGAACTACTGGTTTCACGATGCCTGCCGGACACGTCGTGGCAACAATGTATTTCTACCCATCTGGTTCATTAACTGTGGACGGTCTTCAAGGTTTCGGGACTAATGCTCTCGTCACCCCACCGACTGTACAGCAGTTTGGCCCGATGCTTGATGGAACAAACCAGCTGACTCAATTGGCAGCAGCTGGAATGTTAACCACTGATATTGGAACCCCTATACAGAAAACCACACCCCCAGTTGGAGTCACAATGACAGCCATGCCATGGGACACACTCAAGAATCCATTTACCATCCCTACGCTTACTTCTGACGTAAAGTTTAAGCTCACTGCCTTTGGCGTGAGAATTTCTTTCGTTGGTAAGTTAACAGATACGGAGGGTTTTGTTGATTTCTATAACCCATATCATTGGACTGGCACCCCTGATGACCCCAAAGACTTGTCTTCACTTCGACGTGATCCGTCACATCGTCGTGAATACTTCTCTAACAAAAGAACACACACTTTCGTGTGGCATCCTAACTGTGAATCAGCTAGTTATGCCTCCCAAGATCGTGTGACACTGTTTAACCCAGCAGACAAGGTCTCCCGCTTTATGCTCCAGGTTTCTGGAGTTGAGGCAGGGGATAAATTCGAAGTTGAATATATTGGTTTCCAAGAGTTCACCGGTCACCCCGCTATCTCTACCAATACTCCAAGTCCGATTACACCTGATCTAGTACACGTTGCGAATGCAATTCCCGAAATGAAGGGCAAGATGAACCGTGGAGCCAGTAATGGCCGACGTACTAACCTTGCACAACATGTCGCTGCGCAGAAGGTCATGGCATCCAAAGCTTTGACCGTTGCACTGCCCAGCAATGTTAGAAGTGCTCCCACTGCTGACCGCCCTAGTAAAGTTCTCCAACACATTACTCAGGGTGCCGGTACAGCTATGAAAGTCGCTTCGACACTCCTTCCTCTCCTCGCTCTGTTATGATGACAAACAAAGCCACAAAAGGTAGAATATTGGTTCT